TAATAAAACCTACACCAAAAAATAAATAACTCATGATTTATTTATTTGATGCATTGCTATACTAAATAGTAATATTGTACCTGGCCAATGCGCTGAGTACTGTGCTTCTTCTGTATAACCTAATAAACCTAAGCTAACAGAGTATAATAAGCATATAAAAGCTATGCCTATAGGATAATATTTATTTATTAATTTCATTTTACTTGGTTTTTGTTCATAAGCTGCAGGCGATGGTAAGCCTGAGTAATGACAGTGTTTATCTTTATTATTCATAATTTCTTAAGCACTTGTAATGTGGATGCCTGTAGCTACCAGCTTTAGTACGCTCGAAGTATGTAAATGTAGCTCTTTCGCCAATATAATCATTAATATTTTTTAGTATATTAGCTAGATCTTTGTAGTTGTAACCTTTACCTGGTGGACAGCCAAATGTATTACCATCATCGTCCATCATAATAAATTTACCTAGTGTACCTTCACGTTTACCTTGGCCAATATCATAGCCAACAATTGTAGCTTCATCATCATGAAAGTCTTTAAACTTCATAAGATCCCATGATCTAGTACCTTTGTATTTACCATACGTAGTTCTGTATATAGAACCTTCATAACCTAGTTTAAGATTGTTATTGTGAAACTTTTGTGCTTCATCAAAATCTAGAGCCATTTGTGTTTTAACTATTTGCAAACAGCTGTGTGGCCTGAAAGATGATTGAGATAGTAAAAATAAATTTCTATCTGTATAGGTAGCTATTGTCATACTAGCTACATCATACATATGATATTGAACTAGTTGAGCAGCTTCAGCTCTGTCTAGATCTGTTGGTTTTTTCTTTTTGACTAATGAAATAATCTTTTCAAAGTCATCTTTTAGTCCGTGATTGTATAGCTCGCCATCAAGTACAGCTGTAGGATTTTTTGCAAAGAACGGCTTTAAAGCCTGTTCAATGTGTTCTACATTCATAAACTGGTTATTAGCACGAGAGAACGCGCCTTTTGCAGTAAATAGACAGCGTACGCCATCTAGTTTTGGTTGAATGAATGCTGGATAATCTGCTTTGTCCTCATTGTATTTGTGAGCAAGCATTGCTTTAATATCTTCCACTTCCATTATTTAATTTATCATTTATTTTATCTATTTTTTTGAGTATCATTGCTGCTTTTTCATATTCTTCTTTGTCCTCAAATATCATCATGATAGTTTGCAGCCTAGCTAATTCACCAACAAGTCTTTCTTCTTGGTTTAAGCCTAACTCATCTTTGTATTTTTCTGCTGTTTTAGCTGATATAGTATAGCCTTCATTATACAATTTTTGTATTTGTTCTGCATATTCTATATCTGATTGTTCTTGCTTTTCCATTATTTTATCAAATAATAGTTGAGCTAATCTTTCGATTTCATCTTCTTTCATAATAATATTATCTGTTAGTTATCGTATTTAGTTTGTAATTATTCATTTTCATTTATAGCTTCAGCTATTTCGTACCAATTAACTTCATCTAAAAAAGCATTAGCGTAATCTTGAGCTACTTGAGGATTACCTTCTACTATGTCTTCAGCTACTTCTTTGCAGTAGTCAGCATCCATACCATCTTCAGGCGTGTGTGTATCAAATAGTTCTAACATAACTCGCCAAGTAGCGTAGTTTGTCCATCCGTTGTATTTTTTATTTTCCATACCACGAAAAGCCCGTACCGTCACCTGTGGACAACTCAAAGGATGTCGAAGGGAAAGTACGAGCTAACGCGGAAACTAAACTACTATTAACTAACTAACAGTCTGATTAATTTCTTCTGATTCAGTAAATTCTTCTTTGAGCCATAGTATTTCTGCCATGTCAAAGCCATAATCACCTTCATCATTTTGTATTTCTTTGTATATATCTTCAGCTACTTCTTGAAACTCTTCAAGTAGTACATCATCAAACGCTATATCATCTAAAAAGTATTGATCTGCATATAGTGTACAATACCCGTTAGAATATCTTACCATTTCCATAATAGCTTCAGGTACATCAGACTCATAATAATATACATCATCACATATTGTTACATGTCTCATATCGTGAGTTACTACATATACAGAATAGCCATCTACAGTATTTTCTTCATAAGCATACACATCTGCATTAGTATACGCATTTTCATCAATTTTTAAGCCATAATAACTTTTTACAGCTTTTATTATTTTTTCGTCAGTTGGTTCTCTACTTTCCATTAGTTTTGTTTATTTGTTTAATAGTGTATAATACAAGTCTTTTTAGTCTTTCAGTTCTTGAATATATAAGCATTCTATTGTTATGATGACCTTCATACAATGTTCCATCACTTGTTATTATTTTGAAAGGAGATTTATACACTGGATTTAGTTGATAACAAGTATGGTACTTGTATCCTTCTACATCAGACATTAAATATTTTCTAATATAACCTGAGCTAAATTCAGCTACATTATCACCTGTAGGTAATTCAAACATGGTTGTACCGTTCATTTTCTGTCTGTTAGTAGTTACATTTTTAACACCTAGTGCTTTTAATGTATCAATTGCTAGTTTTTCTTCGTTCATATTTATTTAGTTAGCCAGTCACCCCATATAATATCTTTTTGAGTTAAGTCATAATACCATACATCGCCAAATGTACAAATAGTTCTTATCTCATCAATAGTTAATTCAGAGTAATTGTGTTTTTGTTTTAATGTATTAAAGATACTATCAATACTTTTTGAATATTCTTCATTTTGAGATTTTAGTTTATCTTTAATATGTGGTTTTAATTTATCGTATAACATATTTAATCTATAGTATTTGCAAATATTAACACTAATATAGAAACTACTACAATAAATGTTAATAATATAATGTTATTATCCATTAGTGTTCGTATTTAGTTTGTAATTATTTTAAATTTTGTAATAGTTTATGCATTATTTTACCATGTTGCTCATGATAAAACTCAAACCATTGGTCTTCAAATAGTTCTTCACCTGCTTCAGTTAAGTAATTATCTGATTGAAATAAGAAATTATTACCCATTTCAGTATTAACTGCTTCAAATATAGCATCAAATATTTCAGGTTGTAAAGTTTCTACAATTTGATCAACAGCTTTATCTACATCTTCGTGTTCAAAAGGATTTTTTACTTCAGTTTTAAATGTAGGATTTACATAATGTGTATCTTTAGTTTGTCTAAGTTCGTTCATAGTTCTTTTTTTCATACTAATTCAAGTTTTTTAATTAATTCTTTTGATTTAACTTCAACCATAGACTCAAGATGAGCAGCTTGTAGCATTTTTAATAGAACTTTTTTCATTTGTACAGTTCCCATTACATGAAAACTTGTATTACCATTAGGAGCTTTGAAGTCATAATAGTTACTAGAGTTGTATTCACCTCTTATTTTTACTTCAAGTTCGTTCATAAATACATCAACTACTTGTTCTAACTCTTTATTAGATTTATCTTTTAGTGCGTTTTCAATAGCATTAGTATCTTTCATTTTTTAGTTTTAGTTTGATTATACGCCTTTTTCAACTCGGCGATTTGAGTTTGACACTTTCTTATTTGTTCTTTATTACCTCTTTCTTGATAGAATTGTGTCCAAGAATACAAGTTTTGTAATTGTTTGGTAATTGTTTGTTGTTGTTTACTCATAGTGGACGTGGGTGGGATCGAACCACCGTTTGTGAACTTTCTTGCTTTCGCTTCAAAAATCTAGTTACACTTTCCAACTTTCACGCCCAAGTGTACTTACCTTAAATAAGTACCATAACCGCGTCTACGGGTGAGTTTAGCAATAGTATCAGCATCTTGTCTTGATAGTATTTGTATGTTGTTACCTGTTTTGTGATTGATAATATCAACACACCCGTATTTTTCTGCCGTACTACAACTGACGCAAGTGTTGTAGCCATATTTAATTCTTACTGGATGTACTTCTTGTGTACCGCATTTACATATCATATTGTTAATTTTATAATATTATCCAATAGTGTTCGTATTTAATTTGTAACAAATGTTAATCCTTTGTAGTTAAACCATGCGTTTCTTTCGTATGGTACATCGTTTAGAGTATAACCTCTGTATAGTTTTCCGTCTAGTTTAATAAGTGACCTGTCACTTGGGTAAAATTTAATTGTCTTCATTGAATTTATTTATTAGTTTTCTTACTTCTGCTCCTAATTCTTGGTCGTTTGGCAGTTTTTTAACATGCTCTTGTATCATTAAGAACATCACTGCTTTTAAAGTTTTAGCATCTTCTAATTCACTTACTTTCATTTGTTAGTTCTTTTATAATTAATCTTGCTATTCTATCAGCTTCTTTTACATATTTGTCATTAGTTTCAGTATGACCTAGTTCTTCAAACATGTAGTAATCTAGTTCATTATACAAAGTTATGACCATTCTGTCACATACTCTATCAATTACTTCTTGTTCAGTCATATTAAAATATAAAACTGATTAGTAATTTAAACACATTTGTTAATGCTATTACCATTGTTGGTACCCATATTGATAAGAATATAGTAGTCATAATAGTAGCATATATTTTTAACATTTTTTCTTCAACTGCTTTGTAACAGAATTTTATTAATTTAGCTTTCATTGTTATTTATTTTAGTTATTAGTTCGTGTATTTCGTCGTAGTTAAAAGTAGAATACACTTTGTCTACTTCTTGTTGTACATAGTTGTACGTAATTTCTTTGAGTGGTTTACCGAAGAGAGATACGATAAGATTACGTGGTGACCAACCATAACTAGATTTAGTTTTGTTGTAGATTTGTAGCTTGGCACTACCATCACCGTAGTCGATTATTGTTAAGTTATCTGTGTTTATATATTTCATATTGTTATTATCCATCTCTCGTCGTATTTAGTTTGTAAATAGTTCTTTAATTATATCTACTAGTATTACTATAGTTATTATTATTATTGGTAAAGTTATTAATATCATAGTTCATTAGTTAAATCGTAAATAGTTTTGTCAGTATGGAACATATATTCTACTTCATTTAGATTATATCCGAGTTGTACAGAAATAAACTCATCAAGTTCCATTTCATATTTTTCATAGTTTACATTATGGTATTGGTGTACTTCACCACTACCAAAGTCTAATATAGTTAGTGTTTGTTTCATATTCTTTTTAGCCATTTAGGATTATTAATCATTTCATCGTGACACCATTGCTTTTCATTGTCACATAAGTATTCATAGTGAGTATTAAATTCAGATAAAGCTATTTTATCTATTGTAGTATTTATATTCTTTACCATAATTATAGTATTTGAGATAGTATTTCGTAAACATTATCTTTAGTTTGCTTGTCAAACTTTGGATATTCACCATGTGAGTCACCTGGATAATCTGCTAAGTGATTAATAATTTGAGAAGTTATTTCAGCTTGGTGAACAGTTTTGTTCATTTCATCAAAAGCTTTTGACCAAGACCAGTTTGAAGGATTATTTGGATTATACATAGTTATTTAATTTAATTAGTTTATATTATTATCGACACTTTGTCGTTTTTAGTTTGTAACCTGGAGAGGAATCGAACCTCTCGTCCAACCATTCAGGCTATGTGTAGTCATATGTTCGTATTATTTTCTAACTCGCTAAAGTATGACTATCAACTACGAGTCGAGCTTAAGCTCACTTTATTTCAGCTAAATCTCTACAGAATTTTGGAACTGTATTTGAATTAGTGTAAGATTTGTATTGTTGAAAACATGGCATAGTTTCAAACTTTTCTTGAAATATTGAATAAATTTCATCATGGTCATAAGTAAATGTAACATTTTTATTATTAGTGAAAGTTATTATAGTATTAGTACCGAGTAATGATTTTCTGATTACAAATCTTTTAGTAGTTAAGTTATTAGTTTTCATAGTTATTTATTTTATTTATTTTAGTTATTATTATTATCTATTTAGTTTCGTATTTAGTTTGTACAAGTGTACATTTGTTTATTAGTTAAAATTAGTTCAATAGTATTACACATGAGTTCTCAATTATTTACATTATAATTTAGTAACTTTGTATATTGAAGTGTGAATATCAATGTCAATACTTTCTAAGTATTCAATAAATTCTTCAGTTAAATGAGGTGAATTGTTAACAATGTAAGTAGGTTCGTCATCGTTAAGTTGATATATTTCAAATTCGTAGTTAAAGTTATTATTCATTGTAATTAGTTTAATTTATTTGTATATATTATCTACATATAGTCGTATTTAGTTTGTAATAATTTTATGAAAATATGGGGCCTATGGGGCCAAATATAAAAAAATGTAAAAATCTATGTAAAAAATTGTAAAAATGTGGCCAGGCCCTAAAAATAAAAATAAATTTGTTTTAAGAACGTAAATAGATTAGGTAGGGGGCAACCCAAAAACCCTAAATATCTAACTCATAGTATGACATTAGCCTTATAAGTATACTAATAACAGGCAATTGTCACTATATTAACAGGTAAAAACACGTAATTACATGTAATATACTAAAAATAAGACAAATTTTAAAAAAATACCATGAAAAAAGAACTAGGGCCAATGGCCAAATTACACGACGGACCAGATAATAAGGCTCTAGGAAGTAGAAATGCTACAGGACCTGAAGCTATGTCCAAAATATCAAAGAATATTCCACCAAAAACTGACACTATTAGAGTTTCTAACAAATATAAGCCAGGTGATTTTGTAGAAGAATACGAACTTGAGAAAAATATTAAAAAACAAACAGGTGCTTTCCCACAATTAAGCGTTCAGGACTACTCAAAAGTAAAATCTGACGATAAAGGAAACTACGTAGTTAAATTAAACGATAAAAAGTAATAAATTATGCCTTATAAAATGAAAAAAGGTGCAACAGCAATGTATGGACCTAAAGCAATGAAAGAAAAAGGAGCTATGGCAATGAAAGAAGGGCCAATGGCTATGAAAAAAGAGGGTGCTATGGCCTATAAAAAAGGTCCTATGGCAATGAGCGGTGAAAAGTACGATGCAAAGCAAGCTTATAACAAAAAATTAACTGCTTCTGCTAGATTACACTATTTAGAAAACGAAAGACACGACAAAACTCACATGCAAAAAGTGCAACCACACAAAAGAGGTGCTACAGCTATGCATAAAGGGCCAAAAGCTATGAAGCCTAAAGGGCCTATGGCTATGAAGTTTGACTCGTCAACTGACAAAGGAATTAAAGGATTAGGTAGCGCAAAAGGAGAAAAGAAAGCAAAAAACATATAAATGCCAATAATATATTCGTACCCAAGTAAGGTATCGCCAACTAGTGCTGATTTATTAATTATATCAGATGTAGCTAATAGTAATATAACTAAAAAAATTACTATTGGAGATTTAAAAGATCCATTAGATGTAGTAGATAGTTTAGCTGCAACGTTACCTATACAAGTTTCTGCTTCTACTGGTGATATAACAATATCATCAAGAGCTTATGGTGGTACTAATATAACAGGTTATGTACCATCAGGTGGTACTGGCAGTACTTTTTTGCGAGGTGACGGTACTTGGCAAGTTCCTTCTGGTGGAGGCGGTGGTGGAGCTGTTGACTCAGTTACTACTACAGACGGTACTTACATAAATTTAACTCCAAATACTCCTACTACAGGACCAATTACTGTAACTGCAGATTTATCAGCAACTGGAACAGCAGACAATACTACATTTTTACGTGGTGATAATCAATGGGCTGTTCCTTCTACTTCTTATACTTTACCTTTAGCTACTAGTGGAGCTAGAGGCGGTATTAAAATAGGATATTCACAAAATGCTAAAAACTATCCAGTACAATTATCTAGTGAACAAGCTTATGTTAATGTTCCTTGGACAGATAATAACACTACGGATATAACTTTAACGACCACTGGAACATCAGGCGCTTCTACTTGGGATGGTACTACACTTAACATACCTCAATATTCAGGTACTACGTATTCAACAATGACATCGTCAACTGAAGGTATAGCTAAAATATTTAGTAATACTGTTCAGTCAACAGCTGCTAATGCAGTTTCATCAACAGCTAGTAGAACTTATGGTGTACAATTAAATAGTAGTAATCAATTAGTAGTAAACGTGCCATGGGTCGGTGGCGGTGGCGGTGGCGGCTTAAATTCAGTAGGCTTAACAATGCCTAGTGGATTTAGTGTAGCTAACAGTCCTTTAACAGCAGACGGTACAATTAATGTTACTATAAATGGTGGAAGCAGCTCTACTTATTATAGAGGCGATGGTTCTTGGGCTACGCCTTCAGATACTACTTATAGTGCTGGCACAGGTTTATCTTTAGTTGGTACAACATTTTCTTTAGCAGCGGGTGCTGCTTTAACTAACTTAGGTGGTGGTTCTGGTAGTACTTTTCTTCAAAAAGACGGCACATGGGCAACTCCAACAGATAATAATACTACATATTCATATAATGTACCTAACGCTACAACTACATTAAGATTAGCAGAAAGTACAGGTACAGATTATGATGTAGCTTTAGTAGGCGGTACTAATGTTACAATAACTAGAGATAGTGCTAATCAATTAACTTTTGCTTCAACTGATACTAATACTAACTTATATACTACAAACGGTACATTAGCTGGTGACAGGATAATATCAATGTCTAGTTATGATTTAACTTTAAATAACAGTTCATCTGAAAGAATATTTAAGTTTCATGAATCAACAAACAAGTTTGAAATAGGTAACTCTGCATTTCAACGTAAAGGTACTTTAAGAATAGAAGGTGAAGGAAGTAATAATAGAGGTGGTTTATTAGAGATAGAAGCAGGTGGTACTAATAACTATCACGTTCAAATAAAAGGACCTGATACAATGTCTAGTTCTTATTCATTAGAACTTCCAGCTGCTCAAGGTGCTGCAAGTACGTTTTTACAAAATGATGGCTCAGGTAATTTAACTTGGGCAACATCAGGTTCTGGAACTGTAACTTCTGTTGGTTTAACAATGCCATCAGCTTTTGCAGTTTCTGGTTCACCTGTAACTTCTTCAGGCACTTTAGCAGTTACTGTAACAGGTGGATCATCAGGACAATATTTAGATTATAATGGTAGTTGGAGTACGCCTACAGATACTAATACTAATATATATACAACTGACGGAACTTTATCAGGTGCTAGAACAGTTACAATGTCTAATACTCTCACATTTTCTAATTCATCTAGTCAGCAAATGTTTCAATGGAATCCAACTACTTATACTTATAAAGTTGGTAATTCTGTAAATAATTTAAAAGGAACTATAAGAATAGATGGTGGTGGTGGCAATAATAGAGGTGGTGTACTAGAATTAGAAGAAGGTGGTAGTAATAATTACCATGTACAAATTAAAGGTCCTGATAGTATGTCAGCATCTTATGATGTTACGCTGCCAGATGCACAAGGCGCTAGTAATACTTATTTAAAAAATGACGGATCTGGAAATTTAACTTGGTCTACTGTAAGTGGTGGTGGTACAAGTCCAGCTGGTAGTAATACGCAAGTGCAATATAACAATAGTGGTTCATTTGGTGCTAGCTCTGTTTTTACTTTTGATGGTACAGATACAGTAACAGTTGGTAATGCTGGTAGCACAAGAGGTATTGTTAACATACAAGGTGGCGGTAGTAATGATGGTAGATTAAGATTAAATTGTTCTGCTGGTACTCATGCAGTAACAATTGAAGGACCTCAACACGCAAGTGGAAATAATTATATAGTAAAATTACCTGAAGCTTTACCATCAGTTGGTCAAGTTTTATCCGTACAGTCTTATACAGCTAACAGTGGCGGAGGTAGTTATACAGATCCACCTTTAGCAAAAATGGAGTGGGCATCTGCTTCTGGCAAACTAGGTTTTCAGTTTTTATCTATATATGAAGCTACACACGCTATATCTTCTGGATCAGCAGGAAAACAAATATACAGACAATCAGTTGTTCAAACAGACTGCACTATTGACAAAGTTGACTTTTTTGTAACTGCAGTAACAGGTACAGCCACCTTAACAGTAGCTGTTTACCTTGGAACTATTAGTTCAGCAACTAGAGTTTTACTAAGTACAAGTGGTGCTTTAACTACTGGAGTTAATACAATAACGTTTAGTTCTGCATATACTTTTTCAGCTGGTGATGATGTAGTAATATATACATCTCAACTTGGAACTGAAGAAGCAAATTCTGATATAGCTGGTGACGCAGGATTATTAAATAGTACTTTACTATCTAGAGGCGCTAGTGCACACAGTACTTCTCCACCTACTAGTATACTTCCACCAGAAGCTGCAACGAGAGATGGACTAGCATTACATTTCTATGACGAATAAAAATATTAAATAACCGAACTATCAAGTGATAGTATATAATAACCAACGTTTAACTTAAAACCAAATACAATGACGTTTTTATATACCCGCACTAATACGTGGAATAGTGCACCACAACCAAATGAAGAAACCATTAAGTACTGGAAACATATTTCAGAAAAGAAAAACTGGAGAATAGTACAATTACCTAATGGATTTTTACAAACCGAATATAAAAGCATCGATGATCCTGACACGTGGATCGATGTTACCAGAAGAGAAACAATAACTGGAGCTGAGCAAGCTATAGACGCTTCTATAGAACACTACAGTAAAAAGTTAGAGTTTATCAAAGGACCGAAAGTAGTTAAAACCTTCGAGTAATATTCAAAACAATTATATTTAATTAAATCAAATGCAAGAATTAAAGTTAGTTAAAAACCTGGCTTTTGGCGAAACTGCTAGAAGTCAGGTATTAACTGGTGTTGAAAAACTTACTAATGCAGTAGGCTCAACACTAGGAGCAAGTGGTAAATGTGTTATATTAGAAGATGAGCAAGGAAGACCACAAATTACAAAAGACGGAGTTACAGTAGCAAATGCTATTACATTACAAGATCCGTTAGAAAATATTGGAGCAACATTAATAAAAGAAGCAGCACAGCGTACTGTTAAAGATGCAGGTGATGGTACAACTACTGCAACTGTGTTAGCTAAAGCTATTTTAGATGAAGCAACTACTCACTCATTACTAGATGATGAAAGAGGCTTACGTGATGGAATAAACAAAGCTGTTACAAAAGTTGTTGAGTATTTAACTAAAAAGTCTAAAAAAGTAACTGGAAAAAAAATAAATCAAGTAGCTACTATATCTGCTAATAATGATAAAGAGCTGGGTGAGATTATAGGTAAGGCCTTTAAAATGGTAGACGAAACAGGTATCGTAATGATGGAAACAAATGAGCAACCTGAAACAGAAGTCGAGTTAATTGAAGGTGTTCAATATGATCAACCTTTGAAAAACAACCATTTTATTACCAATAAACAAAAAGGAACGGCTGAACTTGAAAACCCTTTGGTTCTCATTGTAGAGTCAGTAATACCCAACGTGAGGAAGATTCAGTCTGTCCTTGAATTTGTTATAAAAAATGGTAAAAGCTTATTAATCATTGCTGAAGTAGATCCTCAAGTTACCACTGCTTTAGCTATGAATAAATCAAAAGGCAATATAAAAGTTAATATAGTAGATGCGCCAGTATACGGAATAAGCAAAAAAGATATACTAGAAGATCTATGTGCCGTAACAGGTGCTACATTAATTAACGAAGATTTAGGTGATGATATGGATCTTATACAACCAGAACATTTAGGTTCTTGTATAAAATCAGTTACTAACCATGAAGAAACTATATTACAAGTTGATCTTACAGATAAGCCAGAAGTCAAAGATACTATTAAGATATTAGAAGATCAAATTAAAAAAACTAAAAACCCAAACATTATTGTAAGACTTGAGCAAAGATTATCTAAACTAAAAGCTAAAGTTGCAATAGTAAAAGTAGGTGCTAATTCAGAAGTTGAGTTAAAAGAGAAGAAAGATAGAGTTGAAGATGCTATTTGTGCTACAAAAGCCGCGATAAAAGAAGGTATAGTACCTGGAGGTGGTATAGCTCTATTAAATGCTAGCATGCATTTAAAACCTAGTTCAATAGGCGAAGAAGTATTGTATCAAGCTATACGAAAGCCTTATGAACTTATATTAAAAAATGCAGGCGTAAAAGAGTATGTTGACCCAGACGAAGATGGTAGAGGATTAGACGTGGTTACAGGAAATACGGTGGATATGGTAAAAGCCGGTATTATAGATCCTTTATTAGTGACAAAGAGTGCTCTTCAAAACGCGGCTTCAGTAGCAACAACTATATTATCAACCGACTGCGTAGTCAATAATATTAGAATATGAAAGCAGTTGGTAAATATATTGTAATAAAACCTATTAAAGAAGTTAATACAACTACTAAAGGAGGTTTGATATTAACTGAAAAACAAAGAGAAGATGTTAGATACAGAAGAGCTAAGGTTGTAGAACCTGGCTCTGATGTTTCTGTATTAAAAAAAGATGATGAAGTATATTACGACAAAGCATCTGGATTTAATATTGAAATAAATAAAGATGAGTACAAGGTAATTAAAGAACAAGATGTTGTTATTATTTTATGAGAAATTTAACTTCATCTGATTTAAAAGATCTTAAACTTTTAAAGCATTACAGAATAATACGTAAATGGGCGTGTAAAACATGTGATCTTAAAGATGCGGATCTTGAACTTTTAATATATCTTGATGCTATTGAGTTTTTTACTAAAGATGATTTTATAAAAGGTACTTACTCTTATAGCTGGGATAACAGGCGCTGGAACAGATTATTGAAACAAGGGTGGATAGTTGTGTGGAGAAAGAGAAATCGCACTACCCAAAAATATCATATATATAAAGTTTCCTATAAGTGCAAGCAGCTAATAAGTCGTATGTATCGTATAATGTTAGGTGAAGAAGATATACCTAATAAATTAAAACAAAACACATACTCTAATAAAGTTTTGAGTTTTTCTATAAATAACTTAAATAGAGATAAAAGTAGATAATATGCCATTAGTAAGTCCTATAGATATAGCGGTTTTGTCCAGTCCAGTACCATTACCAGGTGAGTCAGGTACAGTAAGTCCAGGTAGTTTTGGTGTTAATACACAACAAAATTTTTCAGCAATGACTAGAGGATCTGGTGTAACAAGTCCTATTGGTACTGGTAATCAAATGATGCCCGTAAGTACACCAAGTGATGAAGCCCAAGCTTCTGGCTCTATTACAGGAGCAGCTTTAGAATCAGGTGGTGCTAATGTAGGTGGTGTTGTGCAGCAAGCACCTAAAGATGATTTTACTACTAAAGTTGAATTTGCTACATATGCAGATCAACAGGCTGATATGGCTGATAAAGCTTTACAAGCACAAACAGATGAATACATGGCTGCTTATAAAGAAGGCGACACTTCACAACAAACTCAAGACGGCAAAAGCGGTAAAACAGATGTGGAAAGAGTTGGAGATGCAATTATAGAAGGTGCTACTGACAAAATAAAAGCATATGATACAGCTTTAGAATCAGGAATAGTTGGTGACGAATATAAAGCCGCAAAAGAAGGCATTAAAAAAGCTGCAGATAAACTAGGCGTGACAGATAAGTTAGATGAATTTAAAGCTTATAGACAGCAAAAGAAAGAAGAAAGAGAAAAAGGAATGAGCGGCGCTAGAAGAGTTAAGCGTGCGGATAGAAGAGCAGATAGAAAAGCTAGAAAAAGTTTAAGTGGATCAGAAAAAAGAGCAATGAGAAAAGCTCAAAGAAAACAACGTAGAGCTGCGTTTAAACAATTTAAAGAAGATAGAGATTACGAAGCTTCTTTAGCAGCAGCTCAATTATAAAACTTAAAAATAAAAAAATGAGAAAAGGAGTAACAGGTTCAGGCGTTAAATTACCTACGCCAAAAAGATGTATGCCAGTTGGTAAAAGAGAAATGGAGTCTAGAGATGATAGTATCGAAGTAGGATTAACTATAGATCCAGTTCCATATAAAGGTAACCCAAATTTACTAGCTCAAAGATGAATTCAATAGAAGATTTAAAGCTGTATTGTTTAAATATAACTTCAGCTACAGTTGTTAGTCTAGGATGGCTAGAACCTGTTTTATCTGTACTATTGTTATTAACTACATTAGGCTACACAGCTCATAAATGGTGGTTAATGAAACAAAATAACAAATGAGAAATATTAAAGAAATAATTATTCACTGCTCAGCTACTAGAGAAGGCCAAGATATAAGTGTTGATACTATAAGAAAGTGGCACGTTGAAGGTCGTGGCTGGTCAGACATAGGCTATCATTTCTATATTGATATAAATGGAGATATAAAAAAAGGTAGAGATATAGCTAAAATCGGGGCTCATTGTTCAGGACACAACCGAAACTCTATCGGTATATGTTATTGTGGAGGTGTAGAAGAAGATGGCAAGACCCCGAAAGATACTAGAACAGAAACACAAAAACAAAGCTTACTTGCGGTACTTAGAACATTAAAAGCAATGTACCCTCAAGCTAGTATATATTCACACAACGAGTTTGCCAATAAAGCTTGTCCAAGCTTTGATGCAACTGAAGAATATAAAGAATTATGAAATCAAGAGGTTTAGGCGATACGATAGAAAAATTTACTAAAGCTACTGGTATAAAAAAATTAGCCGATAAAATACCGGGTGGCTGCGGATGTGACCAACGTAAAGAGTGGTTTAATAGAAACTTTCCATATAATATGAATAAACGATAAGTTATGCCTAAAAAAGATGATATAAGTATTGATCCAAAAAATAAAGGCAAGTTTACTAAATGGGTAAAAAAGAATATGCCTGGTAAGTCTACTTGCGCTGGAGCAGATGCTGTAATGAAAAATAAAAAGAAATATAAGCCTGCCGTTGTTAAAATGGCTAATTATGCTAAGAACTTTGGCTGTAGTGTAAAAGGTAAAGGTAAAGGACCTACTGCAGAAGATGTAACAGGTGACGGTAAATATACTAAAAAAGATTTTCTAGTAAACATTGGCGTATTAAATGCTGATGGAAGTAAAGTTAAAAAGAAAGACGATAACGAAAACAAAGGTAGAAAAGGTAAAGGCCCTAAACCAATGAAAGTTAAAAAGAAGAAATAATGGCATATAAACAAGAACCGGGTAGAGGCCCATCAGCAACTTTTAAAAATGTAACAGCATTATTAGGACCTACCGTTACTGAAGGTGAAGAAGAGCGTGGTAAAGAAAAAGTAACTAGAGAATCTAAAACAGATATTAATCCTGAAACTGGTATGAAACGTCTTACTATTACAACTACTAGATCTGGAGGATCAGGTGGCGGTAGTGGTATTAGATTTGAAGATGCGTATAAAAAAGCAGATAAAGCTAAATATCCTACACTAGAAGGTTTTGTTAAAGCTGCTAAAGATTATAAAAAGTCTTATACTAAAAAAGATGTAAAAGTAGTTGAGCAAATACCTACTAGAGAAGCTAAAATAACTACATCATCTCAACCAGAGCTTAGAACAATAGAAACTACTAAAAAACCAGAAACAAGTATTACTGTTGAAAAAAAGAAAAAACAAAAAACATTTGATGGAAGTGGCGTTAGAAAAGCTAAAAAAGTAGTAAGAGATATTCAAACAGTTTGTAAAAGAGGTTTATTGAAAAAAGGTGGTAAATGTATAAGAAAAACTGAAGGCAAGAGAAGTAAGATTACTAAATTTAAAAAGACTAGATAATAATATGTCAAAAAAGAAACTAAGAGAAACTAAAGTAGGTGCTTTTCTAGCTAGTAAAGCGCCTAAAGTTTTAGATGCTATTGGCGAAATATTACCAGATCAAGGAACGTTAGGTATAGTTAAAAATATTATCACAAAAGATGATGATATACCTCCTGCTGACAAAGAGACAGCAATGAAACTTATTGAGCAAGATTTACAAGAATTAAAAGAAGTTTCAAGTAGATGGAGAGCAGATATGAAATCAGACTCTTGGTTAAGTAAAAACACTAGACCTTTAGCATTAGTTTTTTTAACAGCATCATCTGTATTTATGATGGCTGTTGACTCTTTTCACATGCAGTTTGATGTAGATGACGCATGGATAAACTTATTAAAAACATTACTAGTTACAGTATATGTTGCGTACTTTGGATCTAGAGGCGCAGAAAAAATTACAAAAATAAATAAATAAACAAAATGGCAATAAGAGGATTAGAAGGCAATCAAAATGCACAACCAAGAGTTTTTGCTCATGATGCTTTAGATTTAAAACCTAGCGCTTATACTTTAGGTGATAGAATACCCAACACTAGTACTATAGGAGTAGCTTTATATATTGGTACATCTATGGATGTTACAGTAACTTTAGAAGGCGGTAGTACAGTATTATTTAAAGGAGTTACTGCTGGATCATTTTTACCAGTATTAGTTACACACGTTACTGCTACTAGCGTTACATTAGCTGCAGGTGGAGGAGAAATAATAGCATTATATTAAGATATTATGTTTATGGGACTGGGGATGCCAATCCCCGATTTATCAAATAAACCAGGGCCAGGTAGACCAGGTTTTGCTACAGGAGCTTATGAGTTTCAATTTGAAGTAGACGGACAAGTTACTTTTAAAGCTGATGCTGCTGCTGGCGGTGGAAGCTTTACTGTAAAATGGCCTAACGGAAGTAGTCAAAGCTATTCAGGTAATAACTCTTCTATAACAGCACCTGACGCTACAGCTGGTATTGTTGCTATAAATAATAAATTAGATAGTGGTTATTGTGATGAGTTTGCAGTTACGGGTGGCAAAGACAAAGTAAAGAAAGTTATATCTTGGGGTGAAAGACCTTGGAGAGATTTATCAAATGGTTTTAACGCGTGTACTAATTTAACTAATATTGAAAACACTAAATTAATTGGTGGAGCTAATTGTAATTTAACTAGTTTATTTATTAATTGTACAGGACTTACTGACGCTTTGTGTGAAAATTGGGATTTGTCATCTGGCTGTAGTATGCTTTATTTATTTGAAGGTTGTACTAATTTAGAATTATTAAATTTAACAGGATCTAAATTTGCTACTACTGGAAGCTCTAGTTATGCTTTCCACGATGTAGGTAGTGCTACTACTAATGGCTGCGAATTTAAAATGTCTGGTTTAGACTTTACTGGAAGTACTGTTAACAGTGCTGGTATGTACTGGTTTAAATTAAGTAAGTTTAAAGACGGATCAAATCTTTCTAATTGGACATTTGATAGTGCCTTAAATAGTTTTAGAGGTGATGAAATGTTCAATAATTCAATAGTAAACGGAACTTTAGATTTATCTAACTGGGCTTGGCCTAACGAAATATTTCCAAGTTTTAGCAATATTAATAGTAGCTTAACATCACAAAACGGATCTAAAATAAAACTTTCTAACTGGGGTGTTTCTGTAGTAAATAATTTTTCAAGTGCATTTAATAATTGTAATGTATATGAACTAGAAGGTCTTAGCACTTGGGGAGCTTGCGCTGGTAATGCAACTATATATAGGATGTTTAGAGGCGCTACTTTAATGAGAATTAATCCTAATGATAATTTTTCTAATGCGTTTATGGCTAGCCTTACGCCTACTTACGCTCACGAAGCGTTTTATCTACTTAGTTCAAGTTTGCAAGATTCTGAACGAGGACCATCTCCAAATTTAAATGGTCTTGATTTTTCAAATTTAACTTCATCTAGTACTTTTGGTCTTAAAGAATTTATGCGACAAATTAAAGTAACAGATATTCCTGACTTTTCTAATGTTACTTTTTCTAGCACAAATACAGTATCTTTTGAACATACTTTTTATCAGTTTGACACTACAGGTACGGGTAGTAACTCTATTTTCAACTTTAATCCTACTGTAAAACCAGCTAATTTTACAACTACCTTTTACTTTGCACATGGACTTACTGAAGTAAATATAGGAAGCAATGTTAATATGTCAGATCTGACAAGTATTAACGGTATGTTTTACGCTATCAATCACGCCACTGCAGCAACGCCATTTACTAATGCAACGTTTCCAACAAATGCAGATTTTAGCTCTTTAACTAATTTTGGTAATTGGGTTGCTTTTGCAGGTCAAGTATTATCTCCTTGTCAAGTTGATAATTTCTTCAGAAGATTAAGAGCTACTAATAACAATAGTAACATAACTGCAAACTTTTATTCATGTAAAGTAACTGAGGCACCTTCTTTAGTTAGATCTGATGTTGATTATTTTACTAATACAAAAGGCTGGAATATAACTCTAGCTACTCCAGACGCTACTTTACCATTTGCTTATGCAAATTACGCAGTAGATCCAACAGGCACAACAACTATTTCACCTACTACAACGCCTCCGGCAGGTTCTGTATTTACAGCAACTAATGGCCTTAACATAAGTGCTAGTGGCGTTATAACAATAGGTTCATTTAGAGGTAGTTCTACAATTAGATGTACATATCCTGATGGATGTTACAATGAAGTTAATATGTTGATACAAGTTCCGTTTGTAATGAGAACTACAATACCTGGATTAGTAAATGGTGTCAATTATCTTGATATGCAACTAAAACCTCAAATGTCAGCAGGTGAATGTTTTGTTGACTGGGGTGATAATAGCACTCAAGTTTTGACTGGAACAACTACACATACATATTCTTCTGCTGGAGATTACGATATAAAAATATTTGATTCACCAAATGGCTCTAAATTTGAAAACTTTACTGGTAGTTTTTATACTCCTTTACCTGGTTCAGGATCTCAAGGTGGTACGTCATATAATATTGATATTACTCAATGGGGTGATATACAATGGAAAGATCCAATAGTTTCTGGAACTGGCAATGATGGTTGGTTTTCTGCTTACATGAATAAACAAATGTATATAGATGTTACTGCTGCTAGTGATGATTACCCTGATTTATCTCAAGTTACTAGTCTTAAACTTATGTTTTCAACTACAGGTAATGGTGGAGGTTTTCATAGACTATCAGATCCTAATGGTAGTTTTGCAGGTTGGGATGTTTCAAATATTACTAGCATGGAACTTATGTTTGCTAGAAATCAAAGTTCTAGTACTCCTTTAAATTTAGCTAATTGGGATGTTAGTAATGTACAGAATTTTTCAGGTATGTTTAAAGGTGCTAAATACAACGCTGTTGCTAGTTTTAGTACAATAAATATAAGTAATTGGAAAACTTCTTCAGCGACTAATATGTCAGCGATGTTTTACAATACTAGCGCTGGAAGCATAAGTGGAATAGAAAATTTAAATACTTCACTTGTTACTGATTTAAGTAATTTTGCTAGAGGCCCATTTGAAGCTCAAAAAGCAAATTATAAAACTAAAATTGTAAATGCTGGTACAGCTGATGAGTTTATAGCTTGGGATGTTAATAATTGCGTGAACTTTAGTAGTATGTTTACTGGTTATGGAGCAGGCGGTGGTCCAGGTCAACTTACTGATGCTGGTTTTCCAACTAACTGGAAGTTGAGCTCTGATGTAAACGATAATATAACTTTTGACCAAATATTTTACTACAATGGTTTATCACAAATAACAAATGCCGACGCTTTTGCTACAAAAACTATATCAGCAGCTAACTCACCTTACGGCACGCAATATACGGCTTGGGATGTTTCTAGAGTTAGTAGTTTTAACGGTTGGAATATAGGAGTTACTGCAAGATCTCAGATAGGTATAAATTGGAATTTATCTAGTTGGCAAGTTACAAGTAATACAACTACTTGCGCTAATATGTTTAATGGCTCTTCTCCTTTAACAAACAATATAGATCAAGACCTTGGTCATTGGGATATTACTGGCATAACTTCTAATTTTGGAGATTGGCTAGAAAGTAATGTTGAATTTTCTACAAGTAATTATGATTCATTACTAGATGTAACTAACGGCTGGGGATCACAAGCTGCTAGTGTTCAATCTGGTATTACAGTAAGCTTTGGAACTAGTAAATACACTCCAGGTATTTCAATTGAAGGCACAACAAATAATACTGGAACTTCTACTACTATATATGATAGTACTAAAAACTTTACTAATGAAGGTAACGCTGGAAATATAGCTGTAGGAGATATATTATATAATAAAGACACTAACCAATACGCAAAAGTATTATCATTTGGTACTTACACAGTTGTTACTGATCAATCAATATGGGGAAGCAGTGGTATTAATTATAGAGTAGAAAATTCTAATGCTGCTAGAGGTAAAATAGCTTTAATAAGTGCAGGTTGGACTATAACTGATGGAGGTGCTTATATACCGCCTGTTGTTCCTATGCAATTACAGTTTACAGTTGCTTCAAACACTCAAACTACAATAGAAATACCTTACGTACAAGGTACTAGTTTTACAATTGACTGGGGTGACGGTTTTACAGAAACAAGCGCAGGTTCAAATAATAGAACAGTATCACACACTTATAATGATGGTACTAACACTAATGTAACAAATCCAACAGTAAGTATTAATGCCCAAGGTGATGCTAGTCCTATGACAGGTTTTGATTTTGGTCAAGGCGGTAGTAAAACACTTTTAATAGATATTCCTGCTTGGGGTAATACTCCTTTTACTCGTTTCCGACAATTATTACATGGATGTAGTAATTTAAATACTTTATCTGCTACGGACGCTCCTATTTTATCAGGTGTAACAAACTTTTATGCTGCATTTAATGGTACTGGTACTATGGGTAATGCTGATCTTACTTCTTGGGATATGAGTAGTGCTACTTACACAGGTTATATGTTTCAAAGTTCACAATTTAATGGAAATATTAGTAATTGGGATGTTAGTAATGTAACTAACATGGCTTATATGTTTCAAAATACTGTTTTTACTGGCGATTTAACTAATTGGGATGTTAGTAATGTAGCTACATCAAATAACATGTTTAATGGAGGTAGTTCAAATCCTGATATTGCAGGCTGGGATATGGCTGCTGCTAATAATCAATATTTCTGGGCTTGGGGTAATACAGCGTTTAACCCATCACCTTTTCTTATTGGGCACACCGTTTCCAACCAAAATTGGAAATATATGAATAACCATTCTGCTTGGACAACAAATAACTGGACAGATTTTTTAGTATTAAATGCTAACGCTGCAAATGCTAGAAGCCCTAAAACTCCTATAGGTGCTAATTTTACTTCTAATTCTACAGGTTATAGAACTGTTGATACAACTAGGACATATAGCGGCACTGGATTTCAAAATGCTGGAAGAGCAATATCTTTTTTAAGTGCTGATGTTACTATTTCAGGAGGTTCTTCAGCTTTTAACGGAGTTTATGGTTATAATTATACTACTCAAAAATGGGTTAAAGATGGTGACACTACCAAAACAATAGAATGGAATGCAACAGAATCAATGTGGGAAGTTTTAAATAGTGGAGTTTCTCAATATGAAGGAACAGGTGGAACTCAAGGAAATGGTCCTGAAAGCTCAACTTCTTGGACTGGTGGAATAACAGTAGTAGACTCAAGTTTAGGCTGGACGTTGTTTACAAGTATAATTTCATAAAAATTAAAATATGATATTAGTAAAATTAACTCAACAAACGTGGTTTATAAGTTATAACGCAGATAAATCTATTATACATTATGGAGGAAGCCCTGTTGGCGGATCAATACTTAGCGGCCAACAGTTCCAAGATCCATTATATTACAATGAAGCAGAATGGATAGCAAGATTAGCAGAACTAGGTATTACACCTGACACACCACCTGAATAAAATAAAAATGGCAGAAATTAATAGCATAATATTTCCTAACCCTCCTTTGTATTGGATTACTTGGGAAGACGACACTGAAACAACTGTTCAAGGATATGGTTTTGTTGAAACTAAAGAAAGATTAGATACTATACAGCACTTAACTAGTTATATAGACGAAACTGTATGGAAAAGTGTTTTATTGCAACATGGTATTGATCCAGATCCAGAAGAAGAAGAAGAATAAATGTAAAAAAGTATTATGAGTGGTAATATTCCTATAGATAACCCTGCTATTAGAACTTATTGGATAGCTTATGAAAACTCAATGAAGCAAGTAGTTAAAGGTTATGGATTTGTAGATCCTAACGAAAAGCTCTTGTCTAAATGGTTTATTGATGAAACTATAGACGAAGATGAGTGGATAGCTGAGTTAGCAAAACATGGCATAACACCAGAGACGCCACCAGAGTAAAATAAATATAATTAAATTAAATTAAATGAAAATTAAAGAAGAACATTTAGAAATAGCTAAAAGCCAGCATGAAAAATTACAAAAAGTAATAAGTGATATTGGTATTTTAGAAACGCAAAAACATGGACTATTACATGATATAGCTTCTATAAACACGGAAATAGAAGATTTTAAAAAAGAGTTAGAAAAAGAATATGGTCATGTAGAAATAAATTTAAGTGACGGAAGCTATACTGAAATAAAAGATGAAAAAAATAAGAAAGATTAGTATAGGTTCTGATTACAAAAATGATGCAATGCATTATTCTTTAAAACAAGAAGTTTATGGTGGTCACATAATAAGTGATATACTTTTTGAAGATAAAGATGAGTCATATAATATTTTTATTATGAAAAACAAGGAGGTTTTACCTTGGAAAAAGTTTAATAGAAATATGGCTATATCTGTAGAATATGATTTAAATTACTAATGAAAAGTTTATATAGCTTTATTATTAAACCACTAAATGAAAGATATGACAATATACGAAGAGTTGATGATACTAACCTTATTATCAATACTAGCATTGAAGATCATAGATTTATTAGTAAAAAAGCTTTAGTAGTTTCTATTCCTGCAGCCTATAACACTAAGATAAATATAGGAGACGAGTTATATGTTCACCATAACATATTTAGAAGGTATTACGATTTAAAAGGTAAAGAAAAAAATTCATCTACATACTTTAAAGATGACTTGTATTTTGCTTATCCTGAGCAAATATATATGTATAATGACAAATGCCATTTAAATTATTGCTTTGTAAAACCAATATTAAACAAAGACTATTTAAGGAACAGAAAAGAACAACCTAATGTTGGAATACTAAAATATAGTAATAGTTTCTTAGAAGCCATTAAAATAAAACCTGGAGCGCTTGTTACGTTTACGCCTAACTCTGAATTTGAGTTTATAGTAAATAATGAGCGACTTTATTGTATGAAATCAAATGATATAGCCTTAACTCATGAGTACGAAGGAGACGAGAAAGAATATAATCCAAGCTGGGCGTAAAGCTGTAGTTGAGTTAATTAAAGTAGCAGAAGAACAAATAATTACTGACAGCTCTGACGACTTAGCAGCTGATAGATTAAAAAACGCAGCAGCTACTAAAAAACTTTGTATTATGGACGCGTTTGAAATACTACAACGTATAGAAGAAGAAGAAGATGTTTTAAAAGGTTTAGAAAATAAAAAAGAAGCTAAATCATTTAAAGGTTTTGCTGAAGGGAGAAGTAAATGAGTTATCAACAAACTTTATATAAAGAAGTTAAAAACATTGTAAATCCTAAAATATTAGCTAAAAACAATAGATTTAAAAAATGGAAATATGGCTATAATCCTGATTATGATTTTATAGTAATAAGTAAAACGGGTAAAATTGGACAGATTATCGAAATACAAAATCTCCGCATTGCTTTACCAGCAATCAATGAACCGTATAAACGAAGCAAAAATAAAGCGGAACAATATTGGGAAAAGTTTGATTACCCAAAAGAATTACAAAGAATAAAAACAAGATTTGACTGGGAAGAATATTCAGTAAATTTTAAAGAAAAGTGGTATGAGTATATTGATGAAGAATTTAAGCGTAGAGAAGAAGGTTTTCATTTCTTCAATTGTGGCAGTCCTGTATATATTACTGGTACTCATTACATGTACTTGCAATGGTCAAAAATCGATGTTGGAGCCCCTGACTTTAGAGAAGCTAATAGACTCTTCTTTATATTCTGGGAAGCATGCAAAGCAGATGATAGATGCTACGGCATGTGCTACCTCAAGAACAGACGAAGTGGATTCAGCTTTATGTCAAGCGCGGAACTTGTTAACCAAGCTACAATATCTTCCGATTCTAGATACGGTATATTGTCCAAAACTGGTGCAGATGCCAAAAAAATGTTTACAGATAAAGTTGTCCCAATATCCGTTAACTACCCGTTCTTCTTTAAACCTATTCAAGACGGTATGGACAGGCCGAAAACTGAATTGGCGTATAGAGTTCCAGCCTCGAAGCTTACTCGTAGAAAGCTCCAGGAAAATATTAAAGAACTAGAGTTACAAGGATTAGATACAACTATTGATTGGAAAAACACAGGCGATAACTCTTATGATGGTGAAAAGTTAAAACTATTAGCTCATGATGAAAGTGGTAAATGGGAAAGACCTGATAATATATTAAATAACTGGAGAGTTACAAAAACTACATTACGTCTAGGATCAAGAGTCGTAGGGAAATGTATGATGGGCTCAACATCAAATTCTTTAGATAAAGGTGGAGACAACTTCAAAAAACTATACTACGCTTCTGACGTTACTAAAAGAAATAGAAACGGACAAACATCTTCTGGGCTCTATAGCTTGTTCATTCCTATGGAATGGAACTACGAAGGATTCATCGATACTTATGGATTACCTGTATTCACTAGAGCAAAAACTGCAGTCAAAGGAATTGATGGCTATGAAATTACAACAGGAGTTATTGAACATTGGGAAAATGAAGTCGAAGGACTTAAGTCAGATCAAGACAGTTTAAACGAATATTATAGACAGTTTCCAAGAACAGAAGCTCACGCATTTAGAGATGAAACAAAACAAAGTTTATTTAATTTAGTAAAAATATACGAACAAATAGATTATAATGATTCATTAAGTAATCATTTAAATGTAACACAAGGAAGTTTTAATTGGATAAACGGTATAAAAGATACTGGAGTTGTGTTTTACCCAAGTAATGATGGTAGGTTCAGAATAAGTTGGGTACCACCTAAAAACTTACAAAATAGAGTGATTATAAAAAATGGAATTAAATATCCTGGTAACGAACATATTGGAGCTTTTGGCTGTGATAGTTACGACATTAGCGGTACTGTTGATGGTAAAGGCTCTAATGGATCTTTACATGGATTAACTAAGTTTTCTATGGAAGACGTACCAAATAATCACTTCTTTTTAGAATATATAGCTAGACCACAAACAGCTGAAATATTTTTTGAAGACGTACTAATGGCTTTAGTTTTTTACGGTATGCCATTGTTAGCTGAAAATAATAAACCTAGATTATTATATTATTTAAAGCGTAGAGGATATAGAGGCTTTAGTATGAACCGTCCTGACAAATTAATTAATAAATTATCTATAACAGAAAGAGAAATAGGTGGTATACCTAACTCTAGTGAAGATATTAAACAAGCACATGCAGCAGCTATTGAAAGCTATATTGAAAATTTTGTAGGTGCTAAAGATAATAATTACGGTGATATGTATCACCAAAAAACTTTAGAAGACTGGGCTGTATTTAATATAAACAGTAGAACAAAGCATGATGCTACAATAAGTTCTGGCTTAGCTATAATGGCTTGTAATAAAAATTTATATAGACCAGTACCTGACAAAAATATTAACAAAGTAAACCTTGGTATTAAAACATATGACAATACCGGTATAATATCAAAAATTAACTAATATATGCAAGCTACTACTACATATAGTACATTTCCAGATCAGGTCGTACCTGCTGCTGAGAAAGCTACTTACGAATATGGTTTAAAAGTTGCTAGAGCTATCGAAGGAGAGTGGTTTAGAAACTCTCAAGGTGTTGGTTATAGGTATATGACTAACTATAATAATTTTCATAACTTAAGACTTTATGCTAGAGCTGAGCAACCTATACAAAAATATAAAGATGAATTAGCAATTAATGGTGACTTAAGCTATTTAAATCTTGACTGGAAACCAGTTCCTATTATACCTAAGTTTGTAGATATTGTAGTAAACGGTATGTCTCAAAGATCATATGAGGTCAAAACAATGGCACAAGATCCTACATCATTGAAAAAGAGAACTCAATATGCCCAACGTATAATAATGGATATTGAAAATAAAGCTTTTAATGATGCAGTAATGCAAGAGTTTGGTATTGATATGACAGAGTCGCGTGCTAAAAATACGCCAGAAAACTTAGATGACTTACCAGCTCATATGCAGATGAACTATAAACAGTCTATAGAAGTTGCAGAAGAAGAAGTTATTAACCAAGTGTTAGATAAAAATAAATATGATTTAATTAGAAGAAGATTAAATTATGATTTAACTGTATTAGGTATATCTTGCGTTAAAACTACATGGAACCCATCTGAAGGTATTGTAATTGATTATGTAGATCCAGCAAATTTAGTTTACTCTTACACTAACGATCCTAACTTTGAAGATGTATATTATATAGGTGAAGTTAAAAATGTGCCTATTGTTGAACTTAAAAAACAGTTTCCAAGTTTAACTCCAGAAGATGTTAAAAGATTACAAAACTATACAGGTAATACTGCATATGCACCAGGATATAATGGTAGATATGATCAAAATACAGTACAGATATTATACTTTGAGTGGAAAAGCTATATAGATCAAGTATTTAAAATAAAACAAACATCAGCTGGACTTGAAAAAGCTTTAGAAAAACAAGATACATTTTTACAAGTTGAAGAAACTGATAATTTTAAAAAGTCATCTAGATCAATAGAAACTTTATATAGCGGAGCAAAAGTTTTAGGTTTAGAACTAATGCTTGATTGGCGTATGGCTGAAAACATGACAAGGCCTTATGCTGATACTACAAAAGTAAACATGAGTTATACTATATGTGCGCCAAGAATGTATCAAGGTAGAATAGAAAGTTTAGTAAGTAGAGTAACTGGCTTTGCCGATATGATACAGTTGACGCATTTAAAGTTGCAACAGGTAATGTCTAGGATGGTGCCAGACGGTGTTTATTTAGATATGGATGGTTTAGCAGAAGTTGATCTTGGAAACGGTACTAATTATAATCCAGCTGAAGCTTTGAATATGTATTTTCAAACTGGTAGTGTTATAGGTAGAAGTTTAACACAAGATGGTGAAATGAACAGGGGTAGAGTACCCATACAAGAACTTCAATCATCAGCTAGCGGCGCTAAAATAGGTTCGTTAATACAAACTTACAACTATTATCTTCAAATGATAAGAGATGTAACTGGACTAAATGAAGCTAGAGATGCTAGCACACCAGATAAAAACGCTTTAGTAGGATTACAAAAAATTGCTGCTGCTAATAGTAATACAGCTACAAGACATATTCTTCAAGCTAGTTTATATTTAACTCTTAAAACTTGTGAAAATATATCATTAAGAATAAATGACTCATTAATGTTTCCTTTAACTAGAATGTCACTGGTTAATAGTATATCTAATTTTAATACTAATACATTAGATGAGTTAATGCAAGTGAATATTCACGACTTTGGTATATTTATAAATTTAGAACCTGATGACGAAGAAAAAGCTCAACTAGAGCAAAACATACAAGTTGCTTTACAAACTCAGTCTATAAATTTAGAAGACGCTATAGATATTAGAAATGTAAATAATCTTAAACTAGCTAACACTATGTTAAAGAAACGTAGACAAGAAAAGCAAGCTAAAGATCAAGAAATGAAAATGCAGCAAATACAAGCTCAAGCTGAAGCACAAGCAGAAACTGCTGAAAAAACTGCATTAGCTGAATTACAAAAACAAGAAGCTATGACTAGTAGCAAGGTTCAAATAGAACAAGCTAAGTCTCAATTTGAAATACAAAGGTTGCAAACAGAAGCTCAAATTAAAAAAGAGTTAATGCAAGCTGAGTTTAATTATAATATGCAATTAGCTAAAGAGCAGTCTAGAGTTATTGCTGAAAAAGAAAAACAAATAGAAGATCGTAAAGATAAAAGACTTAAAATACAAGGCACACAACAAAGTGAAATGATTACTCAAAGAAAAGAAGATGGTTTACCTATAAACTTTGAATCTAAGGGTAATGATAACTTAGGTGGTATTGGATTAGAACAATTTGCACCTAAATAATTATTATTAACTATTATATTATATTATGTCAGAACAAGTAAAAGAAGCGCCTGATGGCACTTTAGAACAAGGTGAGTTTAAAATAAAAAAGAAACCTAAAAAATTAGTTGCTGAAGAACCAGTGACTAAAGTAGATATGGCTAAAAAAGAAGAGCCAGAAGAAGAAGTTAAAACTGAAGAGCCTAAAGTTGAAACTAAAGAACCTGTAGAAGAAGTGAAAGAAGAAGCTCCAATAATGGAGGAAATAAAAGTAGAGGAAAAACAGGAAGAAGTTGAAGAAACTAAAGAGGTTATAGAAGATGTTAAAGAAGAAGTAAAACAAAATCCGGAAATACAATTACCTGAAAACATAGAAAAATTAGTAGATTTTATGAAACAAACAGGTGGTACAGTTGAAGATTATGTTAATCTTAATAAAGATTATTCTAATCTAAATGGAGAACAATTACTTAAAGAATATTATAGTGTAAGCAAGCCACATTTAAATAGAGAAGAAGTAGAATTTTTAATGGACGATAATTTTGCTTGGGACGAAGACGAAGATGAACGAGTGGTTAAAAAGAAAAAACTAGCTTACAAAGAAGAAATTGCTAAAGCCAAAAACTTTTTGGAAAGCTCTAAGAAAAAATACTATGAAGAAATCAAGTTGAAGCCTTCAGTATCTCAAGAGCAACAAAAAGCCAATGACTTTTTCAATAGATACAACGAAGAACAGAAGGTTATAAAACAACGTCATGATCGTTTTACAGATAATACTAAAAAACTTTTTGCAGACGAGTTCAAAGGTTTTGAATATAATGTAGGTGAAAAATCTTTTAGATATAATGTAAATAACAAGAACGAAGTTGCTCAAAATCAATCTGATTTAAATAATTTTGTTGGGAAGTTCCTAGATAAAAATGGTGAAATCAAGGATTACAGAGGTTATCATAAAGCCTTATATACCGCTAGTAACGCTGATAAAATAGCACAACATTTCTACGAGCAAGGCAAAGCCGATGCAGTTAAAGATATAAATGCTAAATCTAAAAATATTACAAATGAAGTTAGAGCTACAAGTTCTGGCGAAATGTATATTAATGGATTAAAAATCAGAGCAATTAGTGGTGTAGATAGTTCTAAGTTAAAAATTAAAAGAAAAAAATAACTTAAACTAAAAATTAAAATTATGAGTTTTGCTGTAAGTGGGAGTTTTCCTGCTAGTATAATTCCAGCTCAAAAGAAACAAGCTCTAGATAATAACTATTTGAACTTTGCAGATGGATCATCTGACTGGGCTCAACAGTATTTACCTGAGCTTTATGAAGCTGAAGTTGAGAGATATGGTAACAGAACGTTATCAGGTTTCTTGAGAATGGTTGGCGCTGAAATGCCAATGACATCAGATCAAGTATTATGGTCTGAACAAAATAGATTACACGTAGCTTACAATGAGTGTAATGCAAAAAGTGGTTCTGCTACTGATACTATTCAAATTGAATTAGCTAATGCTAATCCAACTACTAATGGTAGAGGTAACAACACTGTTGCTATTAAGCCTAATCAAACTATATTAGTTGCTGATAATGCTACTGGATTAATTACTTCTAAGTGTATTGTTTCTAGTGTAACACAACCAACTGCTCCAGCTACTGTAGCTGAAATAGTTGTAGTACCTTATGCTGGTGTTGCTTTACCAACTGGTCTACAAACAACTACTGCTAATACTTTGAACTTATTTGTATATGGTTCTGAGTTTGGTAAAGGATCAGATATAGCTACTAGCTATCCATCTATTGAGCCAAGTTTTACTGAGTTTAATAACTCTCCAATTATTATTAGAGATAAGTATCAAGTAAATGGTTCTGACGCTGCTCAGATCGGCTGGATCGAAGTTGCTACTGAAGATGGTACATCTGGTTACCTATGGTATTTAAAAGCTGAGTCTGAAACAAGACTAAGATTTGAAGACTATATGGAAATGGCTATGGTTGAAGGTGAAAAAGTTGGTCACACAGTTGCTATGCCTAATCAAGCGACAGTTAACTTAAAAGGTACTGAAGGTTTATTTGCTGCTATTGAAGCAAGAGGTAACATCTATCAAGGATTTGCTGGTGCTGCTGCTCCAGGTTCAGGTGCTTTAGGTGATTTTGATGAAATACTTAAAAACTTAGACAAGCAAGGTGCTATTGAAGAAAACATGCTTTTCTTACAAAGAACTACTGCTTTAGATTTTGATGATATGATTGCTGCTATGGCAGGTGGAGGCTACGCTTCTAACGCTGCTGCTTCTTATGGTTTATTTGATAATGAATCAGAAATGGCACTTAACTTTGGTTTTACCGGCTTTAGAAGAGGTTCTTATGACTTCTATAAAACTGACTGGAAATATCTAAACGATGCTTCTACAAGAGGTTTATCTAATGCTATTGATGGTGTATTAATTCCTGCTGGAACTACTACAGTATACGATCAAATGTTAGGATCAAATATCAGACGTCCTTTCTTACATGTAAGATATAGAGCTTCTGAAACTGAAGATAGAAGATACAAAAACTGGATTACTGGTTCAGTAGGTGGAGCTTTTACTTCTGCTTTAGATGCTATGGAAGTACATTTCTTAACTGAAAGATGTTTAGTGGTACAAGCGGCTAATAACTTTGTGTTATTTAAAACTGTATAATTATTAACATTTTAAAGATTAGAAATTATGGGATATGTAAAATTAAAAAAAGCTGGTGACGCATTTGATATATTATCAGCTGAAGGCGTAGCTACAATTAAGCTACAAACTGGAACAACACCTGATACAATAGACGTAACATATTTGGGAAGTAGTTCACTTAACGTAACTATTACACCTGTTGCTGATTTTGTTCAAGCAGATGTTCAAGCTCTTAACGATGCTATTGGTAAAATAGGCGGTGGAGCAGGTTTGCAAGATGTTGATTTATCACAAGTTGTAAGTGAAATAGCTTATAGTTAAAAACAATAATAAGATCCCGCTTCGGCGGGGTCTTTTTAATTATTATATTATATTATATTATGGAAAAAACAAAAGAAAAAACTCCTAAAGTAAAAAAAGATACTTGGGAGTATAAAGATAGACATTATTATTTAATGAATAATGCAGAGCCATTAACTTGGACAATACCTAGTAAGCATACACAACGTTATCCTTTAGTGTGGTTTGACAAAGAAAAAGGATATGAAAGAGAACTAAGATATGCTACTAATCAAAAAAGTATTTTTGTAGATGAACAGAAAGGTAACGTTACTCTAAAACACATTGTATTTACAAACGGTGTGCTACACGTTGCTAAAGAAAAAAGAAACTTACAAGAATTTTTATTACATCACCCTCATAATGGTATTATATTTAGTGAACTTGACAGACAAGTTGAAGCTGTAGATGAATTACAAGAATTAGATTTACAGTTAGATGCTTTAAATGCTGCAAGATCAATGGATATAGATCAAGCTGAGGCAATATTAAGAGTTGAAGTAGGTTCAAGTGTAAGTAACTTATCAACAAAAGAACTAAAAAGAGATGTATTGTTATTTGCTAGACAGAATCCTAAGTTGTTTATTGATCTAGCTAATGATGATAATGTTATTTTAAGAAACTTTGCTATAAATGCAGTTGATCACGGAATAATAAAACTAGCTTCTGATCAACGAACATTTACTTGGGCTACTAACGGTAGAAAATTAATGAGCGTTCCGTTTGATGAAAATCCATATACAGCTATGGCTGCGTGGTTTAAAACAGACGAAGGACTTGAAGTTTATAAATCTATCGAGAAAAAACTAAAATAACAAGTGATTATAATTATTATGGGACCGTAGTAAAGCGGTCCCTTTTAAAATACTAATATGGCAGTAAACGTAGATACGGTTTATAAAACAGTGTTGTTTATACTTAATAAAGAACAAAGAGGTTATATGACGCCTGATGAATTTAACAAGGTAGGCCAACAAGTTCAATTGGAAATATTTGAAAATTATTTTGAAGAGCTAAATCAGTTACAAAGACAACCACAAACTAACACTGAGTTTTCTGATAGAGTTTTTCAAATACAAAATAAAATAGCACCGTTTGAAGTTGAAGCAGCAGCTACATATACATCTAATTACTTTTATTTGCCATCTGATCTACACAGGTTAGGTGTTGTTTATTTTAATGACGCTACTATAATACAACCTGTACAACAAAATGAGTATTTATTAATAAATAAATCTCCACTAACTTCTCCTACTACAACACATCCAATATACGTACAACGCGGTGAACATCAATCATCTGCAGGTCCGCCACCAGTATTACATGATAAAATATATGTATACCCAACAAGTATACAAACTGGTGTTAAGTGTAGTTATGTAAAAACTCCTGCTCAAATTACATGGAATTATTCTGTTTTAGGCAATGGTGCTTATCAATTTACTGCTTCTGGTTCACAAAATTTTGAACTAGATGTATCTGAACAAACAGAAATAATATTAAAAATATTACAATACAGTGGTGTTATAATACGTGATCCACAAATAGTACAAACAGCAGCTGCTCTTGTTCAACAAGATACTGTTAATGAAAAAAGTTAATAAATGGCACAAGTAACTCAAACTAACGAACAATATTACGCAAGTCAACAAGTATACTTAGTACCTGCAGCAAGTACACAGTCAGTATTTATATGGACTGGCGGTACTGATCAAAGTGGAGCTGGTTATAAATCACTTGGTGTTGACTTAATAGGTACTGTTGCTGGTGTTAGTAATACTAACTTTGAAGTTTTTTTAGATAACACTAAACTAACTGAAGCAGCTGGTGCTGGAAATTATCAACTAACATCATCTAATACTGTTACTTTAGGTACTGCTGCAACCGCTGGTCAAGTAGTTAAAATAGTATTAACTAATACTAAACCAGGCAAATGGTCTAATCATGATACTTACTCTACAATAAGTATAAACGATATTATTAGTAATTTTCAAGTAGCGTATGTTGGTGCTGGTAAGTTAATACCAAATGTTAAAAGAACTGATTTAATGTTTCACGCTAAAAGAGGTTTACAAGAGTTTAGTTATGATACTTTAAAAAGTACAAAATCACAAGAGTTAACTATACCTGCTAATTTGTCTTTATTAATACCACAAGACTATGTTAACTACGTAAGTTTCTTTAGAGTAGATGGATTAGGCGTGCAAAGACCTATATACCCTACTAACTTATTGCATCAAAGCCCTCAACAAGTACCTGTTCAAGATAGTAATGGTATACCTACTCAAGATGATGTAGCAAATAACCTAGAAGGAACATCAATATCTAACGAAAGATGGTCAGAAGCTGAAGATTATAAAATATCAGGAGCATATACAGATCAAATGTACAATGAAGGTGTTTATGACTGGGGATGGGAAAAAGTAGCTTATGGCCAGAGATATGGATCAAATCCTGTTACATCTCAAAGTAATGGCTGGTTTAATATAAATTATAGAGAAGGTAAAATAATGTTCAGTAGTAACTTAGCTAATGAGCTAATTATATTTACTTATATATCAGATGGTTTAGCCGCTGATGGAGATATGAAAATATCTAAAATGGCTGAAGAAGCTATGTACATGCATATGTTGCATGGTGTATTATCTACTAGAGCTAATATACCTGAGTATATAGTAAGAAGATATAAGATAGAAAGAAGAGCTGCTCTTAGAAATGCTAAAATAAGATTATCAAATATAAAACTACAAGAGTTTGTCCAAGTAATGAGAGGCAAATCAAAGTGGATTAAACATTAATTAAATGGCTGAAGCAAGAAATAGTTTTATCAAGTCTAAAATGAATAAAGACTTAGATGCTAGGCTTGTGCCTCCAGGTGAATATAGAGACGCTCAAAACGTATCTGTAAGTAAATCTGAAGGTGCAGATGTAGGGTCTTTAGAAAATATATTAGGTAATATATCATTAACTGATTTTGGTTTAAGTTCTACACCTAATATAGATATAATAGGGTTTTTCATGGATCCGACTAGAGATCAAATATTTGTGTTTATGACTAACTATGTAGACACTTCATCTGATAAATTATCAAACTTTGCGCCAGCAGCTGCATCTTGCCATATAGGTGTTTATAATATAAATACGTTAACTTCAACATTAATAGTATCAGGTAGCTTTTTAAACTTTTCTAAGACACATCCTGTGTTAGGCGTAAATACTATTGATAATAATTTATTTTTTAGTGACAATAGAAACCAACCTAGAAAAATAAATATTACTAGAGCATTAGCTAATACTAGTTATTATACATCTGAAGATCAAATATCACTAGCTAAATATTATCCTTTTAGTCCTATAGAATTAATAAGAGATGAAGTAACAGCACTTAGTATTGGTGGCACACAATCTGGCACTTACGTAGTACAAACTAATTGTCAAACAACTGGTGGTACAGGGCAAGGATTAACTATAAATGTTGATACTGTTTCTAGTTCGGGGCCATCGGCAGGTAATATAACTGCAGTATCAATAAACAACAATGGATCTGGATATAGCGATGGTGATGTAGTTCAAATAGTACAAAGGTCAGGAAGTGGTAGTGGCGTTCAAATAACACTAACAGTGCAAACATCTTCTACAATGAAAGATGTTGTAAATGAGTATTTACCTGATGGAAGTACAGCTAATCCGTACTACAATGCTAATTGGCCAGGTGATAAAGATTATTTAAAAGAAAAGTTTGTAAGGTTTGCATATAGGTTTAAATTTGATGACGGTGAATATTCTTTAATATCTCCTTTTACTCAAGAATGTTTTATACCAGAACAAGATGGCTATTTTATTGGCAATGACGAAGAAAAAACAATGCAATCTACAGAGCTAAATATAATGAAAAATAAAGTTAATAATATTACTTTATGTATTCCTGTGCCTGATGGCTCTACTAACTGGGGTAACGTTGTAGATGATTTAAAATTAGACTCTATTGATATAATATTTAAAAATGCAACTAGTACAACTTTAAACTTGCTAGAAACTATACCAGCTAATACTTTAACAGGTAATGGCTCTGCTCTTTTGTTTTATGATTATCAATCTAGAAAACCATTTAGAACTTTACCATTAAGAGATTTATTAAGAGTATCTGATCAAACACCTGTAAGAGCTCTATCACAAGAAGTAATAGGAAATAGATTAGTATTTGGAAATATAGTAGACAAACATACTCCGCCAAGTGAAATAGATTACGATGCTAAGGTTGGATTTAAACTTACTCAAGTAGCGCCTGCAGCTTCTGTAGAAGCTTCTAATATTAGATTAGAATATCAAAACCATACTTTAAAACAAAATAGAACTTACCAAATAGGCGTAGTGCTTTCTGATAGATATGGTAGACAGTCAGATGTAATATTATCTAAAGTAAATAGCAATATTCAAGATCCAGAATTAAAAGGTTCTACTATATTTAATCCTTATAAAACTGGTAATAACGAAGGTCAAACAGGTGGTACTGCTAATTTTTCTTATTACCCTGGTACAGCTACAACTAGCTTGTATAGTTCTAATAATACTTGGCCAGGTGATCAGTTAAAAATTACTTTTAATGAAACAATAGATTCTATAAAAAATACTTCTATTGGAACGCCTGGATTATATAGCTCTACTAATCCACTAGGCTGGTTTAGTTACAAGTTTGTAGTAAAACAAACTGAAACAGATTACTATAATGTTTTTGTACCTGGTGTTTTAAATGGGTATATTGATGGAGAAAGTCAAGATCCTTTAGCAGCTAGCGAAGATGAACCAGTTGTGCACTTTGTTTTACAAGCTGATAACTTAAGTAAAGTTCCTAAAGATATAACATTAGTTGGTCCTAATCAAAATAAATTTAGATCAGGTAGACCTTCGTTTTCTGATGATCCTAGCTATTATCAATTTACAGATACTAATGGTAATTACTTTCAAGCTGATCCATATACAGAAGAAGGAGAAGCATTGTTAAAAACTAGAGATAGAGAAAGAGACTTAGACAGTGGATCTCAAGTTAAAAATGCTTCAGTAGAATTAATACCTAGAGTTATAAATAGATATGGCACAGTTCAATATAAAAGACAGTATTATCCAGATCAAGAGTCAGATGTTGTAGTAGCTATAGGAACTGGTGAAGATTTAGGATTATGGTCGCCGTCATCTATATTTCCATTTAATAGAGCGCCTGTTTTATATAATTATCAGTCAAATCCATTTATTGCTCGTATGAATGTTTATACAGCTGGATCTAACATTAGTACTTATGGACAAGTTGGTCCTAGTATAAATGCTGCAGAATATGAAGTTAGTGTAAGTGCAGTATCAACTTCCGGTGCTGATTATCCAGATTTAGGTGAAAATGTTCCTATTGTTTTTAAAGGTACAACAGCAACTGATAAACAGTTTAAAAATAAAAATATACAAGTAACTTTTAATGCGTCAACTGGTAGTGTAAACAAAATAGTATTAACTAATACTGGTGGACCTTGGGAAAACTTAAGTTCATATCCATTAACTTCTACAGCTAATATTGAAGCGGCTGGTGATGGAAACTGTACTTTTGATGTTACTGTTACTAGAAGTGTTTATGGACCAGCAGGTGGTTTAGATCCTAGAAATACAAATCCTAAACAAAACCCATTATCAATATTTGAAACAAAGCCATTAGAGTCTAAGCTAGATATATATTGGGAAACAAGTTCTGCAGGTAAAATATCTGATTTAAATGCAAATATAATAGCTAACGACACTACTACGCCATATGGATTTAGAGATGCTTCAGGAACTTTAGGTATAACTTGGAGTTTACCTGAGTCAGCTGCTTTAAATACCGATTTAACTGAAGCAACAGGTATATATGCTACAGACTATGCTGGCAACTCTTTAACTGGTTCTAACATAACTATGACATTGCTTTCTGTAACTGATGCTTTAAACAATAATGTTACTAGCGATTTTAGTTTAACAGCGGTAGGAAGTTTAGGTGCTTATAAAATAAGAAACCTTAGTTATTTTTATTATGCTAGTAATTCAGCTGCAAAAGATTTTTATACTTTTACTATAAGAGTAAAGGCACCGTCTGCTACATTTAGTACTGACGGTACATTTGTTACTAAAGATCTAACACTAGGTGCTGCACCAGGCGCTGGTTTTACTTCACCGCTATTTGGTCTTAGTAATGTTGTACCAACTATCGTACCTTTAAATTTAGGTCCTAACTCTGCTTGGCCTGGTAGCAGTGGCTGTGGTAACACATTAAATGTGACAGGTGTATCAACTGCAGAAAACTTATTAGTATTAAGTTTTGATGGTAGAAACGGAACTAATAATAGTAATACAGCTAATTTAAGAACTGATTTAACTTATACACTTTCTGGTATTGACGCTAATGCTTTACCGTATTATGACTTAGTACAAACAGAAGGTATTGCTTATTTGAATATAAATGCCGGTGCAGAAAGTTTTGGTAATCAAAGTGCTATTGTAACTGTAACAGACGGAGGTGGTTTATTAGCTTTATGTGAAATAGTAGTATCACCATCATCATAGTAATAATTAGTAAAAACAAGTAATATATATAATATGTACACAGTTGGAGTGAAATACTTTAATTCTTTTTGGATAAAAAAAGCCTTAGATGTTGCAGGTAATATAAGCTGGCCTGGGCTTCCATGGAATCCATCTGGTTATCCAACGTTTCCGTTTGGTAGTGGTACATTTACTAGTGGCTATCAAAATTATTACATAGAAGAAAGTAGAATAAAAGGTGGCTTTAATAATCCACAAATAACTTTAGGTGTAAGAGCATATGTTGTTAATGAAAACAAAGACGCATTAGATAGAAAACATAGTTTAATATATTCTGGTTTACTAAATACTAGAACTGGATTTAACGAAACAAATGTTTTTTCTATAGCGGATCCTATATTAAAAGACTTAGATCCTATTAATGGATCAATACAAAAGCTTTACTCTGAAGATACTAATTTAAATGTATTTCAAGAAAGTAAAGTAACTAAAGTATTAATAAATAAAAATGCTATATATTCTGGCGATCAAGGGTCTGTAGAAACAGGAGCTATACAATTCTTTGGTCAAGATGTACCTTATTTAGGCGAATATGGTATAAGTAGAAATCCAGAGTCTTTTTCAGTTTTTGGTTATAGAAAATACTTTGCAGACAAAGATAGATCAGCTATATTGAGACTTTCAAGAGATGGTATAACTGAAATATCTGGTTATGGTATGCGTGATTATTTTAGAGATGAGTTAGCTAAAATATCTGATGATTACGAAAGGCAATCAATAACAGTAACATTGTCAGGATCGCCTACTGGTAGCTTAACATCGTTCAGTGTTGTAGCAGTAGATGCCTCTAATATTCAATTAGGCGCGTCCTTAGAGCTTTCTAACGCTTCAGGTAATGCTACTACAGGTTGTACTGTAACAAACGTTGTAGACGCAGGTTCAACATTAAACATAACAGTAGATCCAGCTGCTAATTTTGGTAGTGCAGGTACATATGATAACGCTGTATTTGTAACATTTGCTAAAGGTAAAATATATGGAGCTTGGGACACGCATCAATCAGCTTATACTTTATCACTACAAACTAAGCCAAGAACAATATCTACCGACGCTGATACTTTTGATACTGTAGGATATGATGAGCAAATAAAAGGTTGGACTAGTTTTTATAGCTATAAACCAAATGCTATGGCTAGTCTTAAAAATAATTTTTATACGTTTATAGATAGTAATATTTATAAACATTATGACGAAAGTACTACTACAACTAGAAGTAAATTCTATGGAGCTACAACGCCAGCAGAATCTTTTGTTGAATTTATATTCAACCCTAATCCTACTGTAATTAAGAACTTTAATACTATAGCTTATGAAGGAAGCAACGGTTGGGAAGTTGATAGTTATTTATCTGACTTTGAAGGCGTAGATCAAGTAAGTAATAGCGGTACTTGGAATCAATATCAAGATAGTACTAGCTCTATAAAAAGTTATGTTGAAGGTCAATACGATAATTCTGGAAATATATATCCAGCAACGTTAACTCAACCAATATTAAGAGCTGGTTTTGATAGAAAAGAAAATAAATATGTAGCTAATTTAGTTAGTGCTAGCGTAGTAAGACCTGGTGAAGTTATATACGGTAATCAAGTTAGCGGTGTAAAAGGATATTTAATGACAGTTAAAATGTCAATAGACTCAAGTACTGAGCCTGGTGGTGCTAAACAATTGTTTTCAGTATCATCAAATTATGTATTATCATCAATGTAAATGGAATTAAATTTAATAGAAAAAAGAAAAAGTACTATAGAAAATTTATCTAAATTATTAATAGAAAAAGCAGACGGAATAAATATAGTCGGAGACGGCAAAAAATTAGTTAGAGAAGCAGAAGGTATAGAAATAATAAATGAGTTTACTAATGGCGTTTATATGCGCCGTATGGATGTATCTAAAGGTACTATAATAGTAGGAGCTATACATAAAGAGCTACACTCTTGGTTTTTAATGCACGGTATAGTAAAAGTTGCCGATGCTGAAAGTATAAGTGAATATGAAGCACCGTGCTATACTATATCTAATCCTGGTACACAAAGAGTTATAGAAGTAGTTGAAGATGCTATATGGATTAATATACACTCTAATCCTGACAATGAAAAAGATTTAGACGAAATAGAAAAAAGATTATTTGCTTTTAATCAAAGTGAATATAATGAATATTTAAAAAACAAATAAATGGCTGGAATAGTAACTGGAATAATCGCGGGTGCCGCAGCTCTAGGTAGTTTAGGTGTAGGTATAGCTCAAAATTCTAAAGCAAATAAAAATGCTAGAATTGAAGCTGCTAAAGCTAGAAGAGAAGAAGCTAGATTAAGAGCGTTAGAAGCTAGTAGACAACCTGTAGTAGATAAATCAGATGAAATAAGAGGTTTAAAACAACAAGTATTTAACCCATATGAAAATTTAGGTGTAGCAATGCAAGGTGTTAACATTAAAATGGAACAAACAGACGAGGCATTAGCAAATACACTTAACGCTTTAAACCAATCAGGTGTTGGTGCAGGTGCTGCTACAGCATTAGCTAGACAAGCTGCTGCAAGTAAAGCGCAAGTAGCTGCTTCCATAGAAAATCAAGAGCTTAAAAACCAACAATTAAAACTAGAAGGTGAAGCACAAAAAATGAACCAACAAATGGCTCTAGAACAACAAGCACTTCAAGAAGAAATAAACGTGTATGGTAGACAAGAAACTAGAGATATAGCACAATTAAATAGATTAGCAGCACAACAACAAAACGCAGAACAAAGAGCTATAGATTTTCAAGCTGGTGGTCAAGCTGCCCTTATGGCAGGTATTTCAGGTGCAGCTTCTAGTGCAGGTATTGCGGCTGGTGGTTTTAGCCAAGCTTTTGGAGGAGCTAGTGCAGGTGCTGGTGCAAACACAACAGGTTACAATCCTTCTACTTTTGGCAGTAACTTTACAAATCCAGCTACATTAGGATCAAGCACTACGTTATTAGGTGGAGGATAATAATAATTAGACTAAATTATGGGAGCATACGAAAATCCAAAGAAAATAGAGACTCGAGCAGATCAAGCTGCAAGAAGTATACAAGCTTTTTATACAAGTTTAAATGCAACTGCTAATGGTATTCAACAACAAGCAGAGCTTAGAAGAAGAAGAGCTAAAGAAGCATTAAGAGAAAAACAGCTTGAAGAAAAAAAAGCTGCACAAGAAAAAAGAACTAAAGATGCTTTTGACAGAAGTACTTTTGGAACCGTTGATAAAGAAGCTGCAGATTTAAAAGAGCAAGCTCAAAACTTTGAGACACAAGCTGGGAAAAAAATATTTCAAGAAGATGCTATTGGAGATACTTTGTTTTTGTTAAGAAAAAGAATGGACGAAGAAATACAAGCAGCTGGTGGTCAAGACGCTTCATTAAGAGTTATAGATCAAATAAGAAATAAGTATATAGCTAAAGTAGCTACATTTAAAAAAGATATGGAAAACTTTACTGCTGGATATAGACTATATAAAGAAGCTAAAAATATACCACCAAGACAGCAAGGCGCTATAATGGATAATTTTGCTCCTGGTATGATAGATATTTACGAATCGTTAGACAAACAAAAAGGCAACATATATATTGGTGAAGATCCATCAGGTGGATTTAGTGTAACAGCTTTTGATTTAAGTAAAAAAGGTATGGATGGTCTTCCTAAAGTTGTAGACAATTTAAGTTTAACTAAATACAGACAAGATGTAGCTGATAATAATCAACAATTTTTTAATACTGTTGTTACTGATAGCATTGATGATAGAGCAAAGCATTTGCAAACTGCTATAAATAACTTTGGTGATAAATATGGTTTTAATGTAACAACTAAAAAACCTGTAATGACAAGAGATGAAAAAGGTAATTTAGTACAATCAAAGAAATTAGCTTATGCTGGCAAACAAGATGGTGAAAACAAATATAAATATCAAGATGTATTTAAAGATATACAAATTGTTGACCCTGCAGGATTTGATAGATTTTTAGAATCACCTGATGGTGAAAAATGGTTAAGAGATTATTATATAGAAACTGGTAAAGATGGTAAATCTAGTTATATATATGAACCTGAATCTTTATATGCAAGTTTTTCTGATAGTCCATATAACGCAAATGATTTTAATTTAACATTGAAAGATATATTTCGTAGTCAAATAAGTCAATAAATGAATCCAGAACAAATATTATTAGAATCTTATATTAGCTCTACTGGAAATGAAATTTCATTAGAAGAGTTTGTTGATATGATAAACCAAGATCCTAGTGTTCTTGATAACTTATATACATGGAACGAAGAAAGTGCAAAAGCTATAGATCAATTATTCAGTAAGCCTAGTGAACCTAAAAAACCATTAGAAGCTACAACTGTAACAACGTCTGAAGAGCAACCAGTTGAACCTAAAAAACCTCTTACCCCTGCTGAACAAATGTTTCAAGATAAAAATCCATTTTTTATTCCTGATAAACAAAGACTAGAAACTATAACAAATGTAAGTCTTTTTAAAGAGCGAGAATTAATTGAAGATATAGCTAAAGACGTAGCAAAAAATGAAAAGTATAATAATTTAATTAATGATACTTTTAGAGATGCATCTCCTGATGAAGGTATAGAACCAGGCGCAGCAGGTTTAACAGTAGATCAACTTGATAAAATAAACAAAAAGTTTGATAGAAACACTATGTTTAAGCCTTATCAAAAAGAAGTATATAGATCTGGCGTTAGTGAAGATGGCAGAATGATAGGTGGTGGATCTAGAATAACTACTACTATACAACCTTATGAAGAAGAATTAAAGCAAGGTGAAAAAATTCTTCAACAATCTTTAGCTGGATTAACTGCAGAAGAGAAAAAGCAAAAAATAGAAGATTATGTTTTTAATTATTTAATAAAGCAAGAAAAAGAAAAGCAACATGCTATTAATTTTGAAAATCTTTTAGAAAAAAATGATAGTTTTTTTAACATTTTTAATACAGAAGATGAACAAATAGAGTTACTTAAAAAAGCTGCTGTTGATAACCAAAGATTACAAAATAAACAAGCTGCCTTAATACAGTTAAGAAGAAATAGAAATATGAGTATGTTTGATCAAACAGCTAAAGAAGCTTTTGAATTAAATAAATTTCTAGAAGTTATAAATAATCCTAATTTAAACTATGATATTATTCCAGGACAAGAGTACGTAACACTTCAAGACGGTAGAAATATTCCTAAATATATATACGATAAAGCTCAAGAACAAAGAGAAAACTTAATAGGTTTAAATAATATTATAAAAAATGACGAAGAGCAGCTTAAAATAGCTATTGAAGATGCTAATGATGCCAATACACTATTAGATATAACTAGAAGAGATTATAATGATATTAAAAAGTTTGGCGTTAGTTTAGGATTAAATAGTTTAGATTTATTAGCAAGTACTGTTTATGGTGTTTCAAAACTTGTTACAGCACCTGCTGAGCTAGCAGCGTCAGTAACTGGTCAAAACTTAGGAATAGACCCATTAAGTGATACGTATACTGCTTTTACAAACTGGAAATACGAAGTAATGGATGATTATCAAAAAGATGTTGCGTTTGATGATATTGGTTTTGATAATTGGACTAATATTGGAAAGTGGTTGACTCAATCAGCTTCTCAACAATTACCTATTATAATAAGTATGGTTGCTACAGGTGGTATATCTGGAGCAGCAGCTAAAGCGGCTGGTGTTACTGGTAGAACACTAGTAGGCGTACAAAATGTAAGTTCGTCTGCTATGATAGGTTTATCTTCTATGGGTGGTAAAATAAATGATATGAACTATGAAGAGTTTATATCTGGTGAGAAAAAATATAGTGAAGCAGAAAAACTTATTAAAGGTACAATGTATGGTGTTGCTGAAGGTACTTTTGCTTATTTTAGTACAGCGCCTATGCTTAATAGAGGCGTTAATAAACTTAGTGGTATAGGTGCTAATGCAGCTCAGCAAGAAGTTAGAACTGGTGCTTTTGACTATTTAAGAGGTACTTTACGTAAAGATATACTACCAGAAACAGTTGGTGAAATGTTTTTTGAAGGTTTAACAACAGGTACTCAGAACTTAATAGATGGCAGACCTTTCTTTGAAAACATGAACGAAACTTTAGTATCAGCAGGTATATGGGGCTTTGGTATGTCAGGTACTCCAGCGCTATACGTAGCAGGTACTAGAAATTTTG